CCCAGGCGCCCTTCTGCACGATGAAAACTCTGACGAGATAATAGACTTATAGTCTTTTTGATTGTCGTTTCAGGATTCGTAGTCGTACGGGCACTTCATGTTCAATAAAACATTTAGGAAAGCGCATGACGATTGATCTGTTAAATCAGATTTCGTACATGGTACAAATACAGCTCTCAGAGAGACTCTGAGATGCTGTTGACTCGGAGCTGAACGATCTTTATCTTTGATGAGATTGTCAAGGACCCGAATTCGGGCCCTCTATATAGAACTCTCACGCAGAGTTTTGAGACTTCATCCTAAGCTTGCAGTAGCTTATCTTAAATCCTTAGATTCTTGAATCTTAGGTAGAGAGATGGACAGTATTTGGGTAAACTTGAAAAAGTGACCCCGACTATTGCTGCTTGTAAAACAAGGGAAAGTCGTTGAGGCCCGGACTGTTATTTCCTTCTATAGGGAAATACAGATCTCTCCTGAAATAGATGTAACATCAATTACATCGCCCTTTACGGGAGATTGAGGGAGCTTTGAAGGAAAGTTTATTGAAACTTTTAAAACAGAGTTGGAAGAATCACTAAAAGGGGTTTCCCCCTTAAAGCGAAACGGCCACTCTGTGTCCTATCCATTAAAACGGTTAGGACCAAGTGATTTAAGCTCACCTTTGTACATGTCGTACAAGGCAGGTCCAAATGGACCTTCCTTAGTAACACATGATGCTGATGTACATGCTTTGACCGCTGACGTTGATCAATTTCGTGCTGTTAGCACGTTATTAGGATACTTTGGTGTTCATGTTCCTAAAGTAGCTGGACCATGTGATGGAACTTGTGTTCTATCGCGGGTGGTGGCTATCCCTGATAAGGGAGGAAAGACTAGACATATTGCTATCGGTGATTCGTGGACACAACTTTCGTTGTACCCACTTCACAGGAAGTGTATGAAAATACTAACTTCTTGAGAACAAGATTGTACGCTTAAACAACGTACATCTATCTCTGATATACTTAAGACTCGTTGTCCTAAGTACTCTCTAGACCTAAAGAATGCAACTGATCGATTTCCGATCAGGTTACAAACCATGGTTGTTGAGAAGATATGGCCTAATTTTTCGAAGGTATGGGAAACTGTCATGACTAGACCTTTTAAGGCCTATGTAGATGGCAGAATGCAAACAATTCAGTATGCCAATGGCCAACCCATGGGATTTTTATCTTCATGGGTGGTCTTTTCTTTGACGCACCACATTCTGGTACGATCATTATTCAGGATGATAGGTTCACAACCTATTTACTGGATGATCGGGGATGATGTGGTGATTGGTAATAGTGATGTAAAGGATTTGTACCTTGAATGCATGACATCCCTCGGAGTTAAAATCTCAGTGGGAAAATCAGTTATGTCAGACAAGGGAGATAGTTTTGAGTTTACTAAGCGTTTTGTTAAGGACGGGAAAGAAGTTTCCCCAATCCCATACGGAGCATTAGGTTGAGATAAGAGAGTTGAGACTCTCGAATTTCTCTCAAGATTATCATCAATCCGTGGGCGCATCGATTCCAAGGCAACTTGGAGTGTAAAGCATATCCAAAATCTCTCTAGAAATAGAGTAGAACAATGGATGCGATGCATATCTCCATGAAATGTTCTCTTCCACTCTCCACGTAAACCTCGAGTTTATACTCGGGATTTTGCGGAGGCTCGCCTGGTCAATTTATTGACTGGTGGTAAGCTAGAGGAAGTTGGACTTCAAGAGATTAGACGCGCTTTAAAGGTTCACATCACTTCTCGATGTGGTCGCTCTATGATTTGAGTCGACCGAGCTATCGATGAAACTCTTGTGCGGATATCCCAGTATGCAACACATGCAGAACGGATAGAAGCGAATCGAGCCATAATGGCTGATCCGAAAGCAACTAAACGTCGTCATAACGATGTGAGGTTGAATTCACATAGTAACATTGAAGTCATCTGACGGGAGATATACCCGTGGATGCAAGCATTGAGCCTGGAATCTGTCAAGCGAATGTTGAATCGTAAGAAACAACCCGCGAGATGGAGCCAAGAATTTAGGGAAGGAGTAATGGAGGTCATAAAGACCAAAACCAAACTCCCTACATTGTTTGATTTCTTCAAAATATAGGTCGTCAG